TAGTCAGGTTTTTTAATGCAGTCGCGGCAATCTCGGGAGCGGCGCCGGAATTAAGCAGTGACGCACTTAAGGCGGCGATTTGAATCTCAGTTAGCCCGGCGGCTTTTGCAACAGCGCCTTGCCGGGTAACAACCTCGGAAATATTCTTTGCCGAGGCGTTCATATTAGAATCCAGGTAGTTAACGGCATCCGCTAGTGATTCCGCCTGCTTCTGGTTAATCGCCATGCCGGCCCGCCAGCTCGCCATAGTCTGCCCTGCTTCCTCGCCGGTCATATCAAAAGCTACGCCCATCTTAACGGCGGCGGTTGTAAAGCCCAACAATTCTTCTTTGGCTACGCCAGATTGCCCGGCAGCGGAAACGATAGCGCCAATGCCGCTGGCGGCCATCGGCATGGTGGCTGACATATCAAGTATGGACTTGCCCAAGCCCTTAAATTCTGCGTCAGACACATCAACGACTTTACGCACATCAGCCATAACCGATTCAAATTCAATCGCGTCTTTAATGGGCGCTGCGGCAGCGTAGGCCATGCCCATTGTGCCGATCATTTGGCCGCCCAACTCACTGCGGCGGTCACGGTTGGCGCGTAATCTATTGGTGCGTTCGAGCTGTCGGGACACCGACTGCTCTGACTGTAGCAGCCGACGGTTTTCATTGACGATGTCGCCGATATTAATCCCGTATCGCTCGGCTCTTTGCGAGGCAGTACGGAGCGATGCCTCGGTACGCGCAATCTGCCCCCATAAGTTGGTATTACTGGCCCCGAATTGATGCTGAGTCGCTATGAGGTTATCCAGTCGGGTCCGATACCGGATAACGTCATCGGCAGCGTTGCGCCCCATGTGTACGTTTTGCAGACTCCGTCCCAACCCGGTCGCTCTCGCATCCAGCGATTGGAATGCACGCCCCACGGTACTGGATAGCGATGCGCCGATAACGATGCCTAGTGCGATATTATTTGCCATGACAAAACTTAACCTGGTTGACTATACTTAACACATTCCCCAAGGAGGATTTATGCCTAAATCTATTTTTGACCGCATCGTCGATTGGCCTTATCACCCGCAAACGATTCTTGGCAGCGCTTTTGTTGGCTGCTTTATCGCTACGATGCAAGGCGATGGGCCGATATGGGCGGCGCTGGTTGTTGCAGCTGTTACCGCGCCCTTTGCCGCCCTGTTGCTGTTCCTGCCGTATTTTGTCAGCGTCGCGGTTTTGGCTGCACTGTTTTCACTGCCTCAAGCCATTCAATCAGCTCTTCACCGGTCAGCTCCAACAGCTCACTGAGCTGCCAGCCGGTGTGGGAGGCCAATACTACGCAGCCCACACGAGCGTCCTTAGCCGTTAAGACAAAAAACCCTGATACGCCTTTTGCAGCGCCTGGTAATCGACCATATCCAGTGATTCAATATCGACCGGCGCCACTTCGCACAGGTTGGCGAACAAAGCAATTTCCTTTTCCGCATCGCTGCCTTTGGCTTTGTCGGACGCCAGCATGTCGCGCACTTTAGGGCGACGCATGGTGATGTTGATTATGCCGTTTTCAAGTGGATATTGCAGTTGTAGGTTGGATGCTTCACTCATTTATTTGCCCTCGGATTTTGGCTTTTCAGCCGGTTTCAATTTAATATGCCCAGACAACAGCAAGTATTTTGCCTGTCTGCTGTTTAGTGTAATGACATCACCTACGGCATGCCCTTCAAACGCTTTTTCGACGCTATAGTCACTCATTTACATCCCCAGGTTCTTGCGGGTAACTGCCAGCTGATCCACGCCATTAACGATGCGAATCATGTTCGGCACATCGATTTCGTAGATCACTTCGTTACCAATAGTCTGCTTGTAATAGCGTAGGGCTACAGAGCCTTTAAGACTTGCCTTTTCGCCCGGCTTCCAGCTGCCGGGGTCCATTTCTTTCAACATGCCCTGCATCTGAATAATGACCGGCTTTTCTATGCCGTCCTCGCCGCTGAGCGAGCCGCGGAAGGTCAGCGGCTTGATGTTGCCGGGAGCCAAGCCGAATATCTTTAACACCTCAGCGTCGTATTTAGTCAAAGAGAAGGACGCCTCCAGTTTGTCCATGCCCATTTCGATTTCAACAGGCGCATCCATACCGCCGTTGCGAAAATCATCGGTTTTCAGAGTCAGCTTTGGAGGGTTCAGTTCCTCGACGTTACCGGCATAGCCGCGACCGTCAACGAACAGGTTTATATTCTTTAAAATATCGTTCAACATTAGAATAATTCCTTAATGTAATCGTTGACCAAATGGCTGCGGAACGTAATGTGCTCAGCCGGATATGGCGGGGTGAAGTCGAAGTCGAAATAGACCTTGCCTTGGGCGATCTGGTCAGGCGTGTTCAGGTCGGGATCGGCCCAGCAGTGACCGCCCAGAACGGCACCGACAGCTACCAGGTGACGCAGGTAGCTATTCACACCTTCTACAACATCTTCAAGGTAGGTTTTGGTGATGTTGCGGTCTACGGCCCACATGTGCGCAGCCAGCAGCGATTCGTGAATCATATCCGCCGTCCTGACCACCGATAAAAACGCCCACTTAGGGTCAGCGGAGCAGGTGCGGTTGCCCCATAGGCGATAGCCGTCCTTCTGAATGATGGTGGCCACCTCGTTTTCGTTCAGATAATTAGCGCGTGCATTGACATCACCCAGCGCAAAGTCGATTTGTCGGCTAGTTCCGGTAATGCCGTAAATATCCCGGTTGGATGGACTCCACCAGAAACCGCGCTCGTTGTCCGACTTGGCGATTATTCCAGCCACCCGTGCCGATGCAGGACGGTTGACTTCGGAATTACTGACGGTATCCCAGACCTTAACCTGCGGATCGATGACATAAACGCGCTTACTGCCGAAGTTTTCACGGAAACTGATTGCTGCGGCATCGTCGGTATTTGGCCCGTCAGCCAAAATAACCGCCTTCAACCGCTCGGCAATGCCCAGCAGCTCGGACACCACCGCGACTTCGTGCGAAAACCCTGGCGCAATCAGAATGCGCGGCTTTACTTTAACAACCGACTCGGCGTTTAAAAATACCTGCACACCCGCATTGATGCCGCCAATGATATTGGACTGGGTAGCGGCGAAATCGATCCCTTCGGCCACCCTGATAACCACAACCATAGCGCCGCACTGGTCGAAAATATCATCCATTGCATCCGGCAGCGTGCCCTGTTTGTCGCCCACTGTATCCAGACCTGCGGCGGTGTTACGGCTTCCCGTTACCAACACCGGGATATTAAGCGGAAAGGCCTCATCAGCGCCGCCCGACAGGGCTTGCGCTTTTACCGAGGCTCCCACGGCAACAGCGCCGGTTGATACGCCAGTGTTGGCAGCCGCAATCAATAAAGCCGCGGCGGCGCTGGCGGTAATCGCCGTTATAACTTGCGCAGCGGTTGATGTAATGGTTCCGGTAACGCCGGTAGCCAGATTAACCGTAATCGCCGTGCCGCTGACAGACACGCTGAGCGCTTGGCTGTTGGCTTTGGGGTCTTTATGATGCACAGTGATATTGTTGCCAGGCTTGCCCGGTGTTACGGCAGTATAAGTGATGGCATTATTGCTGGCCGCTACGCCGGTTAACAGACTTGCGGTCGTTGCCGGGGCGCTGTTCGGGGCCGTTCCAATCAACCCGATAACGGATGATTTGACAGTGCTGATGGGGCGTGCGCCGTCGTCTATTTCAATGATTTCGACGCCGTGTAAAAATTGCTCGGGCATGGTTTTAGCTCCAGGTGATTAAATTGAGTTCGGGTTTATTGCGAATATTCATTACCAATCTATTTTTAAAACATCGCCTGGGGTTGTAGCTGCTTCAATTTCCGCAACCATCCCAGCCAATTTTGCAGAATAGCCCATACGCTGGACACCGGCGTCGGCTAGAACCTGCTTTATCTGATCTGCGGTATGTTCAGCAAACGACCATAGCCCCGACTCGTCAGCGCACCAGAATTTAATTAATGGCAAGCCAGATGCAACCGCGCCGATTAAATTTGTCTGATCTTCAGGCTTGCTTGGATACGTGTGCGCGGCCCCCAATGCAATTGATGCAAACCCCGATATAATGGCGTTCCTGCATGACTGAGTTATGCTCGCTATCTGACTAGCACGGGCATCCTGTAGCGATACCGACACTAGGGTTGATGTAAACACACCACCATCATACGTATCGCCTATATTTGCCGTTTCAGACTCGATGAAACCATCTGGCAATTCACTAGACATAATTGCGTCTACAACAACCCCCCCCTCTATACGCACTATTCTCATTACGCTACCCACCTTGCTTCAAGCAATCCAGGAGCGCCATTTCCTCCTGCCGCACTAAAAAACGCCCCACCGCCGCCAACACCGTAACCCGATGTTGGGTCTGGAGTCCCATTGCCAGATCGAGCGGCAACCCCTGCTGTACCGTACGGCAATCCACCCCCGTTACATCCGACATAAATTTCATTGGCAACATTAGCAAATCCTATGGAGGCAGACTGTTGATAGATGATCTCATGCGGTAATGCCAAAATCGTCGGGGAGACAGCCCCTTGTGGAGCGGCAATGTTAACCAAAGCCGTGACCGTGCCAGGCCCACCATACCCACCATTACATGAGTACACAGTGCCGTTTATTGTGATTTGTGTAGTGCCACCATTACCGCCATTGCCGCCTGACGAATCGCCGCCGACTCCATATGCGCCGATGATGACTGCGTATGCTGTTGATGGAGACAATCCGCTAATTAAAAATTTGGCAGCACCGCCACAGCCGCCACCCGCGCTCACCGCACCCGCATTACCTACGCCACCGGCACCGGCCCCACCGCCAACCAGCGTAAATTCGAATACCGTGGCCGTAGTGATGTTGGCAGGAGTCGTGAAATTCCCGCTGGATGTTATGTCGATGAAATTAAATTGTTTAGATGCCTGTATAAATGCAGTATTCGCCAGTTGCGTGGTATTTGCTCCAAGTGCAGCCGTTGGCGCAGTTGGATTTCCGGTCAGCGCGGGTGATTCAAGGGGCGCTTTGGCGGCTAATGCAGTAGTGATTGTCGTAGCAAAATTAGCATCATTGCCAAGCGCGGCGGCTAATTCGGACAAGGTATCGAGCACCGTCGGGGCTGAATTAACGACGGCGGCTACCGCCACATTAATAGCTTGCCTGACCCGTAGCGCAGTCCACGCTCTAACCGTTGTGGCCGTTCCTGCTTCCGCTTCCGCCTGAGGAACGATAGTCTCCAAAGAATCCAGGTGCTGCTTTAAGTATGCGGTGCGATTAGCCAGGTTTCTGGCACCCGCATTAGCCTTTCCGTCAGGACCACCCAATGCAATATCGGTAGTTTCCTTTTGATAAACACCTGCATCATAGATGGGCGTTTCTGGTAGATCAGCCATTACAATACCCCGCCGTTATATTTCTTAGACCCATCATAAGCCCACGTCCCGTCATAAAATAAGTTCATAAAAATTAGGTTACGCAATACCGAGCGTTTGTTTTTGTAGCGCTCAATGCTGTCTCGGATTCTCTGAACCATGGCGTCATCTGGGGTTGCGCCAATATTCAAGATCACATCGAACATCGGCCATGCGCTGTCGGAACCATAAGTCCAACTGCCGTCATAGGTGTGCGCGCCGTTATAGTAATTAACCGTACCTTCCTTGATAGTAATATTGTCATAACCCAGCGCCGACAATGCCGCGCGGATTGCATGAGGCGTACCCTTATGACTATGCACGTCATAACTGGCAGCACACGTGTTGCGTTTTTGCGCTTCGGTCCAGGTTTCATCCCATTCATCGACCGATAGCGCCCAAGCCAGCCATGGCAGAAACGCCACGGGGCAGGTTTGCGGATTCCACAGTTTTACAATATCTACCGGAACAGCGCCGAGCCTCGATATGGCGTCATCAAGCGCATGCTCATGCACATTGGCATTAGGCGGCAGCAGACTAGACATTAACGCCCCCGTTGGCCAGGGTCACGCCGATGCAATAGGCGACTTGATGATTGCCAATAACAATATCGGCAACAGGACTTGCCAGAATGACGTTTTGCACACCAGGTTGCTTGAGTGCGGCATAAATACCGGCCAGCGTAATGTCCTCGCCAATTTTGTGTGCGGCCGCGATGTAGGCATTAAGCGTATCGGTCGCGGCTTGCAACACAGGCGTACTGCTGGGGCCGTCATAAAAATACAGGGTAGCCGCCACAGCGTAATTAATAACCGCTACAGAGCGCACAGTTAATCTGTCTGTTAACGGGCGCACCCTGTCTGCCCTTAACGCCGTATCAACCATAGACAACAGCGGCGCATCGGCAGCGCCATTGCCTATCCTTGACAATACGGTAACCGCTACCATGCCCGGTTCAGGCGTGAGCAAATTAGCGCCGTAATCGATCACCACACCCCCACTGCCATCCAAATGAAACTCTACCGAATCAACAGTAATATCTGCGACTTCACCGCTGGCGCTTAAGCCATGGAAGATATAACTGCCTTCACTGCCGGCAGTAGTCAATCCCTCAAAAGCAAACTGGATACGACGCTTGAATGGCTCATCCTGCTCATAAACAGCAGCAACCGGTGGAATGGCGGCCGGATCGGCCGGTGTTATCAATAATCGCTCAACGTTGTAATTAGCGCCGATCTGATCTAAATCAGTGCTTCTAGCCGTAGCCAACATCACACCGCGCGCCGCATCGTTAACGCGCTGGCGCAAAACAAGCTCGCGGTAGGCGGCAACTTCTAAAACCTTATAGGCTGGGTCTGACTCAAGTAGCGCGGTAAAGGTGCTGTCACGCAACTGCAAGTCGGCCAGCATTTCCGCGAATATCGTCTCGAAACTCAACGCCTCGACAATGTTGGGTGCGGGTATCTGCGATAAATCAATCTGTGTAAAACTCATAGCAGTATGCCGTCCAATTTAATCTGCTTACCGTCAGGGCGGTATTTGCCGAGTATCGATAAATCAAACTTTCCGTCGGCCGTGGCGGAATTCACTATCACTCGATCTAAAATCAAGCGCGGCTCCCATTTGTCCAGCGCCTCGGCTGTTGCCGCGACAATATTAATAATGGTTGCACCATTCATCGGGGCATCGATCAGCTCAAAATTGCGCGATCCATAATCGCGACGCATTACTCGTGTGCCGATAGGTGTGGTCAAGATGTCGCGAATAGACTGCTTCAGGTGATCTATGCCTGACAAAGCCGTTCCGGTTTTATTATCTATACCAGTCATACTCATTGCTGCTGTTCCGTGACTACGACTTTTCCGCCCTGAGGATCGGCATGATCATGCCCGTTGTATATGTCTCGATCAGCCTGCATACTGCGGACTTTATCGGTAATATCCTGGGTTGAGGTGATGTTGCCATCGACATGCAAATCCCCTTTGAAAGCCACGCCGCCATCAGATACTAATTCGGTTGTCGCTCCGGCTGGCAATATGGCCTTCAGGTGATGCAATTCGCGGTCGTATTCAATGACCGCGCCGTCTTTATATAAGATATGCTGTTTTTCTGGAGTATTGACCGGATGAGGGTGTGCTGTCTGAAATAGCCCAGCCAACACCACGCCTTGATTCAATTCACCGGATGGGGACAAAACCACCACTTGCTCGCCAACTTCAGGGGCATGCCAACTCACATCGCCGCCCGCACGCTGACTAACCCACGGTATCCAACCCGTTAAAATGTCGCCCGCCTTAACGCGTACTTTGGCTGCACCATAGTCAGCCTGATCTATAGTTCCGAAGCGAATCAGGTTGCTTAAGCGCCGGTCAAGCTCAGTCAAATCGAAGCTCATGGCGCTTCCTTGATGTATTTATCGACATAAGGTATGCCGATCTCAGGCGATAGGCCCAGCCAGACTTCGGTTGGGGTTATGCCGGTTGCGGCCCAAACGTCATCACCCAGATAAACGGTTTGATCCCAGGACACATACCATGATTCGTAGCCGTTTTTTTCCGGGTCGAACTTGCCTTCACCGGAAGTCAAGGATCTGGGAAAGCTAACGCTATGAGCCAAGCCCCATTTATTCTTTCTAACCAGTGCGAACAACTGTGCCGCAAAGCTCCGTACTTGAATTTGCAGGTCGGGCGTCTTGCGTCCCAGTATGCAATAGGCGGTTATGTAGCACGCGAACGGTGTTCTATCATCGCCAATATCGTCGCCCTCATCGGCTGATTCAATCTCCAAAATAATAGCCGGTGTTTTGATCGGTTTGGGCTGACCTGATTCAAGATCGCCCTGCTCATACCACTCAACCGTATTGACATTGGCACCGAAATACGTGGCTATTTGGGCTTTTACAGCTGCGTGGAAATCAGAAATCGTGGTCATCGTGTCGCCCTTTCTAATTCATAACTGACTAAGCGCTGCGTTCTTCTCGCCAACTCTCGCTCAGCTTGCGGAATTAAGCGCCGCACAACTTCATTGAACGGGCTATCAATCTTGATATTTTGCCGCTTAATAGGAAGTCTCGCGCGGGATGTCCGCGCAAAAATTGCCGTTGCGCCGGATCTCATATTCGCTTTAAAACCGCCTTCAAAATAATAATCACCTGCCATATAACCGCTATTAACCGCACCGCCATCGTTTAATGCCATGGCATCAATGGGGTTTATGCCCAGCCAAACCTTGCCGCTGATAACGTCGGCTAAGCTGGCTTGCGCCTTGCGTTGCTTAATTCTGCGAGCCAACACTTTTCTGGGGATGCCTGTCGCAGAGGGCAGTTCTCGCAGCAACCGGCTTTTAACCCATGCCGTAGTTTCATTGATTGCCCGTGACTGGACGCGCTTTATCGCAGCCGGAGACAAAACGGTCTGGACAAGACGCTCAATATCATCCTGCTCAACCGTTAGGCTCAAGAACCCAGTATCAACGCCGCCGGTTATTGCCATGTAACTATCTCCACCCGTTTGCAACAGCCGTGGTATTGCCGGGCTGATTTAAAATAACAACTAATACGCCATCGCCTTTGGGCAATACTTCCGAAACGTCATAGGCTTTACCAAAATACACCGCCGACCATCCTTTACCGAGGCCAGGCACATCACTTTCAAGCAGATTTACAACCACACTACTGATGTCTACCTGGGCAATGATGTTGTCGATCCATTCAATTCTACCCACGCCTTTTTTTCCGCCGGGCGCATCTAAAACGCACTTAGGCGTTATCGCCGAACCTGTTGGCGGCGTCAGCGTGATGTCATCACCTACTGCCTGCATAATGACGTTGTCAATAGCATTAAACATCTGACTAAATCCGTCCACGACTGCCCCTTTTTTCATACTTATGACGGCACGGCACGCATGCGCCGTCTACCAATCGACCAAACCATTCCCCGCAAAAGTCGCAGTCACCGGGCTTGCCGGCATCCAGCGTAAACGGAATGCGATTGGCAATGGCGATTTCGCGCTCTTTCTCGGCGTAGTCGTTGGCTTGGTCGATGAGGTCGGTCATGGCTTGGCTACGTTAACTCGGCCAATGGCCGTTGCGGAACAGGTAAACAATGCCGCCTAACACTCCCAATACAGACCACTGCGCGACCGCTTTGGATACCTCCCAAAACATTTCCTTACGCGCTTTTTCTGCGGCGATGCGCTCCTTAATCCATTCGTGATGCTCGCCATGCGATTGTGAGTCGATACGCGAGCGCTCCTCGAATACTTCTTCCAGCACGGCTTTCAGATCGGCAATGTTTATTGCTGTCATCTGACTATCCCGCAGTTATCTACAAAGGCGAATTGGTGCGCGTCTCTGGCGTAGGCATAGGCGGCGGCTGAGAGTTTTGACTTTTCATTGATAAGTCGGTCAAGGCGCGCTGAAAACTCTTTGACCACTCCGTTAAGTCGGTCTGCATCTGCGGATCCACTGGTGGAGTTTTCAGGAACTCCGGCTGCTCCACCTTTTGATGCGGTGCCGTCACAACCCTGCCCACCGAGGGCGTACATGCGATAAGTGTCCAGCTTAATATCGTAAGCGTTAGTAGTTTTAATATAGGCTTCATGGGCTTTATCCAGGTCGGCGTTATCTTTAATGGCTTTATCAGTTGCCGCTGCTACATCGTCTTCTTCGATCTTCAGCATGCTGACAGCTAAGGCGTTTGCCTCGGTTATGTCATTGCTCATCTTGCTGATTTTAGAACTATCCATCTCATACATGGCATAAGAACCAAGTCCGCCGCCGATGATAAATGCGCCTAAAACGGCTGAGATAACGGCTGTTGAAAAAATCGGCATAGTTCTAATCCTTAACCGCGAGGCCCAGGGTTCCGGCTACAGTGCCAACTAACCCCATAACCGCTACAGCCTTTTCAAGTTGCCCAAGGCATATGAATACCAAGGCAAAAAGCGCCCCAGCTAAGGTTATAGCGCCCAGTTTAGTGGTGCGCTGAGTCCAGTCTATGCCGATTTTGCTAAACATGGCTTAAGCTCGCTTACCACGTTGCAGCATTTTAGGACGTGTGCAGACATGCAACGGATAGCTGTAGGCTTCAATATCTGCGTACATTTCACGATCCCGATCAGGTACGATCAACGGATAAAGACGCTGGCCCAGTTGCCCTAAATGCCCGAATTGCTCGCCGGGGCTGAACACCTCAAGAAATGCGCCAGGCGCATTAACGGGGAAAAAACGCACTTTATCAGTGCCAACTGCAACGGTAGTACCGTCGTCAGTGCTTCGGTAATTTTCAAAGGTGATGCCGCCGTAATTAAATGCCTCATAAGCATTGCCGGTACGTAAATCAGAGGCTGCCTGGGTGTTCAGGTAGGTCTCACGAACCTCTTTGTGGGCGGTAAAGTCATCCCAGAATGCATCTCCGCACAAGGCGTAAACAGTGGTAGACGGCGTCCAGACGCCTTTAGCCTCTTTCATTACCGCCCTGACAACCTGATTGCATATCTTGCGTATCGCCCCGGATGCAGGTGCCGCATTGGTTAAGTCAAAGTTGATTTCAGCCGCCTGAGAAACGCCAAACTCGCTAAACCAATCAAAAAGGGTTGAGCCGTCGGCATCTTTTACAACACCATGCAATGCACCTAAGCGCATATTTTCCAGCGTCATTTCAATCTGACTGGATAACCCTACTGGGCCAACTAAGCGCCGAGCAATTTCAGTCTGCACTTGCTGCAACTCGCTCTCGGTTCCGAACGCGCGAATATCGGCCAATTCTGATGCGGTGATTCTGTCACCCTTGGCGATACGCACCGTCCTGAAATCGCGGATGTTTCTTTTTTCAGTATCACGCTGTTCAAGTGGCGCTCCCCGCGCAGATGTCTTAATCAGGGACAACGTGCCGGCACGATTTTCGATAGCGATAGTCTGATTCCTAACCGGATTAGGTGTAAAAATACCCATATCACCCAGCCGCTGCGGACGAAAATCAACACTTTCAAGCGCCTGGAGCATTGACACCATTCTGAATGCGTTGTTGTTAAAAATATCTAACATAGCCATGTTTGCTGCTTCCCTTAACGGATGATGACGCTTTGCGCCTTCAGTGACTCAATACCCGCTGCTTTGTCAGGGGCGCTAATGCCGGTTTTCCAGGTGATCTCATCACCATTCACTTCGGCCATGCGTTCAATCGCTACTCCGGGTTTATCGCCCAGGGT